GTTCACAACGAACATCATGACATACACAAGCATCACAAAGGTGAAGTAATGGCGAACGAGATAGATAAGGCCAATGGGAGCCTACCGGCTCACTTGGCGCAGTACGAGAAGGCCAAGATCGGTAACGTAGATTCCTCCGATCGCATCATACCAAGAATCAAGCTGATGCAGGCAATTTCGCCTGAGTTGGTTGATTTCCCGGAGGCCAAAGCTGGTCAGTTCTGGCACACCATCGCGCAGCAGAACCTCGGTCCCACACTTAAGGGCGTTCCCATCGTCATCAGCAAATCTTACGTGCTTTGGGCACCAAGGAATGACGACCGGGGCATTCTCGCCCGCGCAATGGACGGCATCCATTGGAATCCGGCCAACGCTGAGTTCAGCGTCAAGCCCAAAGGGTCACCTAATACGGTGACTTACCACACCAAGAACACAGTGGCCGAATCCAGATTGGACCAATTCGGCACATCTATTCCAGGGGACCCCAATTCGCCCCCTGCGGCGAGCCTCACATATAATATGATGTGGTACTTGCCGGATTTCCCGGACCTAAGTCCCTCCATCGTTATCAACACTCGGTCCAGCGTGAGGCCGATGCAGCAGTTGCTGTCTAGGATCGACGCTAAGCCCGCGCCCCATTACGTGCAGATGTACACTATCGGGTCGGTCCAGCAGAAGGGAGCTGAGGGGCCATACTTCAACTTTACTTATACGGGGGCCGGATTCGCCGACGAAGAGACAGCGGCGATATGCTCCGATATGTACGAGCGGTTCAGTAAGGGTGGCTGGATCGCCAACGACGAAGTGGAGGACATCCCTGACAAGCCAGTATTCGATAATACCACCGCTGGCAAGGGAATGGGCGATAAAACACCATACTAAGGCATTTAGGGCGGGCGCAAATGCCTGCCTCCTTTTTCGGGGAATTCATGAAGCAACTTATCGATCCGCAGCTGATGTTATACATCGTCAAGTGCTGCAACAATACCATAGCATTCGATACAGAAACCACCGGCATCACTGTAAAGGATCAAGTATGCGGTTGGGTAATCACGAATGATGAGTTCTCAGTCTATGTTCCAGTAAGACATGAAGCAGGGGGAAATATACCAGATGCGACGGGGTTCGAGTTCGAATTGGCCCAGGCTTTCAAAGAGCGGGGAAGATTGGGTTATCGTACTGTTGGCCATAATCTCGGCTTTGACTTACGGATCAGCCTTCGTCATGGTGTTGTACTTCGCAGTCCGCTAGAAGACACGATGATCAATGAGGCGATCATCAGCGATATTACCCAGGGTTACAGTCTGGACGAGTGCTGCCTCCGCCGTACAGTCACGGCTAAGAAGGGCACCGCAATCTATGCCGAATTGGCCCGCAGATTCGGCGGCATCCCCGACCGCAAGCAGATGAAGAACTTTTGGCGTCTGCCAGGGGACTTACCAGCAGTCGTGGATTATGCAACTGGCGATGGTATAAGCACATTAGAGCTATGCCAAGCGCAGCAGAAGATCCTGGATAGTGACGACCTCCGCAAGCCATGGAAGCTGGAGTGCGATCTGCTCCCTTATGTGGCGAGGATACATAATCGGGGACTTAAGATCGACGATGGGTATTCGAGCCGCATCATGGACGATGTAAAGGCGGCGGTTGGCGAGGCCAGCAAGGTATTTGTCCCCGGATTCAACGTTCGGTCCTCCAAGGCGGTCGAGCAGTTGTATCGTATGAATGGTTACACGGATGACAAATTCGCCCGCACCGATGCCGGGGCGTTCTCATTCACCGAGAAATGGCTGGCTACCAATAGCATAGGAAATTCAATTCTAGCAGTTCGCCGCCTAGAAAAGGCCCGCGATAGTTTTATTACCCCGCTGATTGACACCCAAAATATCAATGGGCGTGTCCATCCAATCCTGAACCAGTCCAAGTCGGACGACTATGGAGTTGCAGGTGTCAGATTTTCTTGCTCTGAGCCGAACCTTCAAGCTTTCCCAAAGCGAAACATTGAAGTTGGCCGAGTCGTTAGAAAGCTCGTTGTCCCTGACGAGGGGTTCGTTATTGAAGAAGCTGACGCAAAGCAGCAAGAGCCTAGACTTTTCACTCATTATTCGGGTGACCCCGCACTTATCGAAGGATACCGTAATGGAACTATGGATATCCACGACAGAGCGTCCGAACTCCTGAACTTGGATCGCGACACCGCTAAGCGGATGGCGATGGGGATGCTCACTATGATGAGTCCGCCCACATTGGCTGGCCATATGCAATGGCCGCTTGAACAAGCGCGGGCAGCCCACCGAATGTTTCTAACGGACGCATTTCCCCACATCAAGGTGTTCCAGGACGACGCCGTGCGGGTATTTAAGAGGAGGGGATATGTCAGGACCTTACTCGGGCGCAGAGCCTATTGCGATAATCCCCAATTTGCCTATCGCGCTGTGTCACGCATTATACAGAACGTGGGCGGTGAGCATCTTAAGATATGCCTACTTCGTGCGTGTCAGTACGAGGATGCATACCCCAACGACCTTCAAGTCCTTCTTACTATCCACGACAGTCTGTTATGGCAGCGAAATCCGAACCACGACGTCATGGACCTAATTAGGTCCGTAGAGGGGGTGGCTCAAGAATTAGGGCTTATCGTCCCCATCCCATTCGATGTTGGCTCTGGTTCCGATTGGGCCAGGGCTTCCTACGGCTTCAAATTAGACAGATACGAGGACTAACATGGCGTATCGAGAGGGCGACAAGACAGTAGAATTAGAGGGCCGCATCGAAGTGACGACGGCCAAAGCATACCTAATAGAACCAACCACGGGGAAGAAGAAAGAAGTGTGGCTCCCCAAGTCGCAGACGGTATCCATGACTGAGCCGGATGAAAATGGAAATCGAACATTCGTAGTCACCGAATGGTGGCACGATAAGGCAGAGCTAGATGAGTAAAGCTATCAAATACAAATTCGAATATGACAATTATTCCTGCCACTACAGCACGTGGGAGGAAGCTGCCGATGATGCTGTTAGGTTGGGTGTGGGGCGTTGGCTAAACAGCTACGAATTCCAATTAGACTACCCGGCATCAATAAAGGCGACCCGCAATGAATGAGGCAGACGTAAAGCGAGCTATGGTGAAGTCTGTAAAGGAGAAAGGTGGCTATGCTCGCCGCTTTGAGGATTCCTATGGGGTCGGAATATACGACCTGATAATGATCCCATTTGGGCTGCCTGTATTCATGGCAGAGGTGAAGATGATCAAACATAGCACGTTCGGCCCCACGTTAAGGCAGCACGTGGAGTTAGAGCGTATCAATTACGTTGCATTCGAGACTGGTCATGCGATACCCATAATGATAGGGTACTACGATGGGATATTTTACTTCAGCAAGCCCAATTTGGTAATTATCCCCAAGGACTGCTTCTCAGTAACTACGAGTAAGATGCCGTTCCACGACCAACTAGTTCAATACTATCACTCACGGAGAAAATGATGGCTAAAAAGAAAGTTCCTGCGCCTATGACTCCATTCGCCGAGAGCAAGAAGATGCAGATCAGCGATGAAACGTACCAATCCATGATAGCCCAAGACGTGCTGGGCGAGGCTCTGAACGAGGTAAAGACCAAATCCTCAGTCCACGGCGATACGGTCAATTCGTTCACGATGATATCTGAATTGTGGACAACCTATATTCGTCACACCTCGGTAGTGCGAAATCAGACCATCGTTCTACCGAACGACGTGGCCCAAATGATGGCTATGCTTAAGCTGTCCCGGTCCGTCTACGGAAAGTCCAACGATAACTACGTGGATGGCGCAGGTTACACCGCATTGGCTGCCATGCTCGACCCAGAAAGCGAGGAGTCATGAGCGACGATTATTTCTTCGAGGAAAAAGGCGTCCATTGCGTTGTGGACGGCCAATTCGGCTCCACTGGCAAGGGAGCCTTAACCGCTTGGCTGGCTGATTATTCCATTAGGCACAAGACAGTTAACGACTTCTACGGGTCCATTTACAGCGGCGGACCCAATAGCGGTCATACCTTCTATGTGGGTGATGAGAAGGTGGTACTTAAGCAGCTGCCATCGTTCTCCGTTTACCTGTACTTGAAAGCCAAGATCAAGCTCCCGGTGTACTTATCCGCCGGGGCGATTATTGACCGGGATATCCTCCGCGCAGAGGCCAACCGGTATCCGGGGATACCCATATTCGTGCATCCCAATGCCGCCATAGTCACCGATGAGGATCGGGAGGAGGAATCTAAGGGTTCTATCGCTGCTGTGGCCGGGACTAGAAGCGGCACCGGGGCAGCGCTTATCCGCAAGATTAGGCGCGAACCAACCGCCATTGCTGGCCATTCGCTGGGCAGGATAGCCCCCAATGTGGTGATCCAAAATCACCGAATTAAGCCCGAAGATGGAGCCTACTTCATGGAGGTGTCGCAGGGGTTTAGTCTGGGGATCAATTCTGAATTCTACCCCAAAGTAACCAGCCGGGAATGCACCGTGATGCAAGGGTTAGCCGACGCTAGGATAGCCCCCTCCAAGCTCGCTAAGACATATATGGCCATCCGAACATACCCTATCCGGGTGGGCGATGTGGACGGCCATTCCAGCGGCACTTGGTATCCGGACCAATTCGAGACTAATTGGGACAAGCTGCGGGTCCCAGCCGAATTGACCACGGTTACGCAACGAGTGCGACGTGTCGCTACGTTCTCGATGCAGCAGTTCTATGAAGCTTGCTACGCCAACGATCCGGACGTGGTATTCATCAGCCACATGGACTATCTCAACGCGAAGGCCCAGACCGAATTCGCGGACGACCTAAGTTCAGCGCGATACGGGATGGGCAAGGAATTTACGCTGATGTATGGTTACGGCCCCAAAATCAGCGACGTTAAGCCATATGTGTTGGATGAGTCACAGGAAGAAATGAGGGTGTAATGTCCACTCGTATCGTAGTTCAAGTACCACAGTCTCTTAGCGCTTATCATTCGCTACTGCACGATTTCTTCGAGGGGATGATAATGAAGCTGGCGAAGAATTCCCACAAAGACACCCCCACGAAGGAATCGCTGCCCAAAATAATGGACCTGCTCCGGGAAGAGATACGCGAATTTGAGGAGCAGTTGGCCGAAGATAGGTTCAACGAGAATTCCCTGATCGAATTGATGGATCAGGCCAATTTCGCATTCCTAGCCTATGTCGCGCTACGAATGGAGGGGGTGAAGCATGAAGCGCCAAGTAGTGCTAAATCTGGAAGAGGATGATTGCCTCTGGCTTGAGAAAGTCTATGGTAATACTTGGAAGGAACGAATGGAGCAGCATATCGAGAACGAAGTTAGATTGCGTAGCCGTGACGAAGAACAGTTGCTTAAGATGAGGAAACCATGGGATTACTAGAGGTACAGCGTCAAGCGTTGAAAGCGTCGTATGGGAAGCCAGGGTTTGCTTTCTATATGGAAATGGGTTTGGGAAAGACCCTTACAGCCCTAACCGAATTTCTGGGATTGGTGGAGTACCGCCACGCCACTAGGCTCGTGGTATTCTGCCCCAACAGCTTCAAGACTGGTTGGCGCGAAGAAATCGAAAAACACGGGTTAAAAGTCCACCCGCACATTTTCAATTCCGGTGCTGATTATGAGAATGGCCAGTTCTTGAAGACTGAGTTCAAGTGTCCTCCGGTGCTGATAGTGAACTACGAAGCCATCCGCAAGGAGACGACGCAGGAGTATATACAGAAGTTCATAGCTGGCAAGCGTTGTATGTTGGTTATTGACGAATCCATCCAAATCAAGACCTACAACAGTCAACAGACCAAAGCGGCGCTCAAGCTAGCCAGCCAATTCGCTTATAGCCGTATCTTATCCGGGAAGCCCGTGACCCAAGGCCCTCATGACCTTTGGGCGCAGATGCGAGCAATTGGTGCCATAGAAACCAAATATTTCCCGTTCAAAACCACATTCTGTCGGATGGGCGGATTTAAGGGTAAGAAAGTGGTGGGTGCCCAAAATGAAGAGTTGCTCGCCGCAACTATCGATAAGTACATATTTCGTGCCTCCAAAGTCGATTGGACTGACCTCCCCGAGAAGATGTATACTTCCAGGCAGTATCAGTTGACTCCCAAATTGGCGTCCATGTATAGAAGTATGGAGGAGGATTTCGTCCTCTGGTTGGAAGAGGGCATTGTAACCGTCGATGCTTTCATTACTAAATATATAAAGCTCGCCCAAATCCAGTCTGGATTTATCATTAAGGAGGACTCCACTGTACAAGAATTGGTGGCTCCGGAGGAGAACCCCCGGTTTACCTTGGTCCGCGAGCTTGTAGAAGAAGTAAATGGTAAAGTAATTATCCCATACGTGCATCGCTACACCTTGTCCTTGCTGCAGCGCTCGTTGATCGAATATAACCCCACATTTATCAGTGGCGGAATGAAGCCCGAGGAAATCCAAGCCAATAAAGATAAATTTAATAGCGATTCGGGTTGCCGGGTGATACTTGTTCAGAGCCGCGCCGGAAAATATGGTCACACTCTTCTGGGAGGGCCAAGTCTCCAGGATAAGTGTAGTACCATGATCTTCGCAGAAAATTCGTACTCTCTGGATGATCGGAGTCAAATAGAAGATAGAATGCACCGTCACGGACAAACAGAGAGTTGTTTATATATTGACATTTGGGGTACAGAACTTGACCGAAGAATAACGGCAGCGCTCCAAGCAAAAGAAAATATAGCGCAAGCAGTGTTCCAATTTTTTGGGAAACAACCCCGCATTTAGTCCTTACC